AAGGTATAGATGAAGATATAGATCAGACTGGTACCTACGCTAGAGCTAGTAATACAATCACTGTAACCGCTGCTAGCCATGGTCTAGAAAATGGAGATCAAGTTATATTAGATATAACTAGTGGTGCTGCTACAGATGGATTCTATACAATTGCTAATAAAACTACAAACACCTTTGAAGTAACAGATGCAGCCTCTGGAACTATCAGTGCAGGTGAAACCTGTTCGTTCACTCCAGCTCGCTTCGGAGAGGGAGTGTGGGAAGAGGTAGTACAGCCTGGTAAAGATATAGAGATAGATAACACAACGATGCCTCTAGCCCTTACTAGGGTGCTTCCAAGTACACAACATACTATTGCTACATCAGCTGTTAATACTAGTACTGAACGAATAACAATAAATAATCATGGTTGGATAACAGGGGATGCAGTATTATATAATAATAATAGTGGCACAGTTTTAGGTGGTGGTTTTGCAAATGATACTACTTATTATGTTATTAAAATAACTGATAATGAATTTAAATTAGCAACCAACTCAGAAAATGCTACAGCAGGAACTGCTATAGATATAACAGGTACAGGTAACAATGCTCAAACTTTAACTAAAGGTTATTTCTCTATAAATGGAGGATCTAATACACATTATTCTAATGGAGCATTTAGATTCTCTTATCCTGATTGGTATAAACGAGACTGTGGTGATGACATTACAAACCCAGAACCTTCATTCATAGGTCAGACTATTCAGAAGATGGTATTCTTCCGTAATAGAATAGCCTTATTAAGTGCTGAGAATGTTATCTTATCTAGAGTTAATGACTTCTATAATTTTTGGAACAAAACTGCAATGGCAATTTCCAATGCAGATCCCATTGATTTACAGTCTAGCTCTACATATCCAACCAAATTATATGATGCTGTTGAACAAGCTGGTGGTTTAGTTATCTTTAGTGCTAGTGAACAGTTCTTATTAAGTTCAGGTGCCGAGGCTCTCTTGACCCCTGAGACTGCTAAGATCAGTTATGTATCATCACACGCTTTTAACCCTGATACTAGCCCTATTGAATTAGGTACTACTATAGGATTCTTAAATAGTACAGCTAAAAATACCCGTTTCTTTGAAATGGCAGCTGTATCTCAAAGAGAAGAACCTCAAATAGTCGAACAAAGTAAGGGTATATATAACCTATTTCCTGTAAATACCAGCATGATGACTGGTTCTGTAGAAAACCAATTAGTATTATTTGGTGTAGATAGTACATTACACACTGCATCCAATGAAGTATGGGGTTATAAATTCTATGTTGAAGGTGGTAAGAAAGTCCAAACCGCATGGTTTAGATGGACATTACCTAATAACTTAGTGTATCATAGTATTATTGATGACGTATATTATGCAGTATTGAATACAGGCTCTACATTTACCTTTGAAAAATTTGACATAAAAATTAAATCAGACACATTATTAATAGGGGATGCCCCTGATGATAATAGAGTACATCTAGATACTAAAAAAACCTTTGCCTCTGGAGATTTAACTTATGATAGTGCTAATGATGTAACAACATTTACATTAGGAACTGGTTATTATAGTACTCGAAACCTTTCTGCATATTGTATAACAGATAGTGATGCATTAGGTAAGAGTTATGATATACCAACAGCTAAGATAACAGGAACAGCACCTAACCAAACAGTTACCTTACCTGGTAATTGGAAGACTTCTACAGAAGCTGGTGCTTCTGCAAGCTCAGTTAACACTGATGTTATAATAGGATATGAGTATGAATTTGAAGTTGAACTACCTACTATATACATGATGAGACCAGAGGGAGAGAAAATGGCTTCCGAAACACGTGGGTCTCTTGTTATACATAGAATGAACTTTGACTTTGGAGATGTTGGTGTTATAGATGTTACATTAAAACGTAAGGGTAGAGATGATTATACATATACAGTTGAATCAAAAGAGTGGGATAATGTGTTAGCTAGTACACCTGCTATTGCAAGTAGCTACCTACATACTATACCAGTCTATGATAGAAACACAAACTTAACAGTACAAATTAAATCTAATCACCCTTCACCTGCCACTATACACTCAATGAATTGGGAGGGTGACTATTCACCTAAATACTATTCACGTGTCTAAATACATTCACCCCATTACAATGGAAGCTGCTGTTCATGTAGCTTCTAATCTTCGAGATGATGATTATAGAGAAGTGTTTGAAGGCCACGGCCATTATCCACTTCTCCAGATTCCATTAGCTGCTTTCAATGGTGAAACTGTTTATTTTGCGGATGCAGACGGCAGGATTGCCGGACTTGCTGGAGTACAAGAGGGAGGTAAAGTATGGATGTTATGTACTAACGTCATCCATGATGTACCTATCCTATTTACTAGACAAGCAAAGAAATGGATTGATAGCAGAGAAGAGAAAATCCTTTGGAACATTGTAGATAAACGGAACACCGCTCATCTAAAACTTCTAAAGTTTCTGGGATTTAAGTTTCTACGGGAATTTAAACATGGTCCCAACAATATAACCTTTATAGAATTTTGTAAATTATGTGCGAACCCGCAACCATAGGAGCAATCGCATCAGTAGGTTCCTCGATAGCAGGTTACCAAGCTGAAGTCGCAGGTGTTAGAGCCGAAAACAAAGCACGACTAAAAAACTTTGAAAGACAAAATGTACAGTATTTAACTGACGCTATGTTAGATAATGCTCTGTACAAACAAGATCAACTAACAGAAGATGCTAGTCAAGATCAAGAATATCTGGCTTTGATCAATCAATGGAGAGAGAATGATAATGAATTAGATAAAATATTTTATCAAGGTGACCTTAAAATGGAAGCCGCTACCCGTGAAATGTATGAAAATGATTATGCGGGTACTATGACTGGAGCTACGGCTGCAAGATTAGCTGGTAAATCAACTAAAGAAATGGGCTTTAAAAAATCTGAATATATAGCTGAGATGTTCTTAGCTGAAAAAGATAAAGTATTTAAAGACGAAAGTGCTAGAGATCGGTCTCAATGGAAAAGTTGGGAATTGTATGAAAAGGTACGTTATGCACCTATCCATGGTCATGCCCCAGTACCACCATTATTAAAAGCGAAGCCAAGCATGGCTGGTGCTTTATTTGGTGCTGTAGGGGCTGCAGCTGGAGCGTTCGGAGATTAAAGAATGAGTTACGAACGTAATATTGAGAGGTTATCCAAAACCTCTCGATTCAATACCTCCCAAGCTCAAGAGTTTGAAACTCAAAATGCTAGGGATGTTAGTAATTGGCATACTGCAAGAGCTAATAAAGTCATAGATGGTCTTTCAGGTTTCTCTAAGATACTTCAAAAAGAAAGGAAGAAACAGATAGAAAAATCTAAGCTTAAAGGTGCTGAACTTGCTAGAGAAGATAGAGCAATAGATGCTAAAAGATTGCTTGAATTAGAACAGCTTATACCTACGCTTAAACAAGAAGATACAAATTACCACGAACTAAAAGCTGAGTATATAAAACTTCAAGGTGTCAATGCATACCCAGAAGCTGATCGTATAGCAAAGTTATCCCAATACCAACAATATGGATATCTTCAAGAAAGGTTGAAGAATTCAATGGATAGTTACGGGGATTCCCTTAACTACCGTATGCAAAACGGTGAAACACCTTATGAGTTAAATGGTATAACTTATACAGCTAAACAGATTAGAGCTAATAATATACAGAGCTTACCTCTTAAAGAAGCTTTATTAGAAGTAGAAGCTGCAAAGCTTAAAGAGGAGATGGGTCTAAATAAATTTAGCCCTGAATTATTAGAATTAGTTGGTGTTAATAAAACTATAGATGAAGCTAAGTCAGCTTATTTAGGTAAGGTAAGAAAGAGATATAGCATAGATTCTTCTATGCAAACTCAAGCTCAGTCTGCATTAGCTTGGAAAAATAGTGCAAAAACTGGAGCTGATATACACCATTTCCTTGTAACTTCAGGTGCAACTGTAGATGCAAAAGGTGAATTATTAGGTAATGAAGGTGCTTGGTCTGCCTTTATGGGTGTAGTAGGTAAAGAAGGTATAGCATTAGGTGACCCTAATTATGCTGATACTATCGGTAACCTACCTATACCACCTGAATTAGGTAGAAAAGTAGGTGCAAAACCTGGTACTACTTATGCTCAACATTGGCCTAAAAGATTTGCAGATCTTAAAACTGCTATCAAGAAAGGTTATGTAGAAGTAACTAATCAAGAACTTAAGTTTCAAAAAGCAGAAGGTACAAAACTAGAAGCTGAATTCATAGAGGAAGCTAGGAAAGGTGATCTATCATCAGCTCAAGTAAATGAGTGGAAACGTAAGTTTGGTGCAGCAGGTCTTCCTATACCAGGAGGTCTTACTAATTATGAAACTGCTAGTGATAGAGATCAAAGAGAAGATGAAGATTTACTAGAATCTTTAGTAGCTAGTCAGAATGGTTTTATATCACATGACCAACTAGATCAGTACCATCCTAAAGCCGCTTTAGAATATAGAGAGAAAGCTTCTAAATTACAAAAAGAAGCACTTAAGGCTCATGATTCTGAGAAGAAAATTAAAGCTCATCTTGATACAGCATTTACTAACATGGGTATTAAGGGTAATGAAAAGAGTCCTGCCTATGTAGAAGCTATGGCTAATGCTAAAGCTGACTATGCTGATAAATATAATAAATATGTAGCAATGGGTTATGATTCAGCACAAGCTAGTCATTTAGCCTTATATGCTACTGAAGTTAAAGATAAAGACGGTAAGCCATTACCTGACTCAATGGGTGTTCTTGCTGAAATAAGAGCCAATGGAGAGGGTAGCAAATATGTTGTTACTGGACAAGCTATTGAAAAAGAACTTCCAGCTGGTCACCTTAGAGTTGCTAGGATAGCTAGTGGTAAACGTGAAATTAAAGACGATCCTGATATTATCTTTAATGGTACTATCGGTGGTGATTATGGACGTAGACAGATAGATTCTATTATTGAGAATATAGAGAAACACGGTGCTGATAAAGGTGTCTTGATGAATAAAGGTGCTAGAAAATACTATGAAGGTTTAGCACGTGGTAGAGATGGCAATTGGAGGGGCTTAGTCGATGCTCAACTAAAAGCTAGAGGACATGAAGGTTTATGGCCAAAAGAACGTCCATCAGAAATAGATCTATTTGAAGGTAAAACTATGGATGGTACAATAGTAGAAGATCCTACGGGAGTTCTACCATTAGCTAAACAAATAGAAAGAGCTAGTAAATATCCAAGTGCTCAAACTTATATATACTCTAGTAAGATTGCACAAGATTGTACTGGTCGAGGACAAAATCTCCCATATTCTGTTTGGCAAGAAGAACAGATGTGTATGCCTTGGATACTAGATTCACTACCTACTGGTAGACCAGGTATATTACGTACAGGAGATAAAAATACACTACCTTGGTGGCAAGAAGCACTACAACCATATAGAACACCAGACTTTAATCCTAATGCACGTAAACCAACTATACAGGATATGGTTGGAACTGGTATGTACAGAAGAGGTGATCAATAATGGATGAATTACAATTACAACCTGAGCAAGCTGGTCAACAAACTGATTCTACTTTTAATGTAGAGAATTATGATCAACATGTTGAGGAAATAGAAAAAGCATACCCTGAAGAAGACTTCAGAACACCAGCTGAAAAAGCAGCTCAAGATCAGGCTAGTCAACAAGGGCAACCACAACAACCCCAACAGCCTGGGCAGCCTGAACAACCTCAAGCACAAGATCCAGTTACTGATGTTGCAAATCAAGTAGCAACTCAAGTTGGTGAGCAATTAGGAATTCAACCTCAACAGCCTCAACAACCTGGACAGCCTGTACAACCACAGGTACAACCTGAACCTGAACCAAAAAAACCTACTAGGTTTACTTGGCAGTATGATGAGAATGGTGATATACCTGTAGAACAGATACAAGCTGCTTATGGTGGTAAAGTACCTGATGGTGTTATCCGTAAATTAGCATTAACTAAAGATTGGGATGATGCTAAAGAAGGTAAATTAAGAGAACTATTTGAAGATGGTAATAATTTAGAAAAGCAACTTGAAGCATTTGTAATGATCAGGAATGATCCTGAATTAGTAGCTAGATATGATCATAATGAAGATGGAGAAATTACATATGATGATTTCTTTGATACTACTAATGATCCTGAATGGAGTCAAGAAAAAGATGCTTTACTTACACAGGAATGGTTAGAAGGATTACAATCCAAAGATGCTGGTTCTAGATTACGAGCATTGTGGCAACAAAATGGAGCTGGTCAGAATATGGCCCGTTACATTAATCTTAGAAGACAACATGCTTTAGCTGATATAGGGGAAGATTCTGAATATAATAGAGGAGAAGGCTTTCGTCAAAACACAGCTGGTGGTCTATTTGATATAACTGCTACTGGTTTAGAAGTTGCAGGTAGATTTGAAAATGCAGCTAACGGTGAAAGCTTCTGGGAAGATTCAGATTTAGATGAAAGAGTCTTACAACATACTAATGAAAACTCATTAGAGTATCTGGTTAACCATAACCTCAGAAGATCTGCTTTAGATACATTAACCTATGAAGTAGGTTATTGGGCTATTCCAACTATGTTAACTGGTGGCGCCATGGGTGCTGCAGGTAAAGGTATTGCTGCTACAGGATTACCAGGTGCAGTTAAAGTAGGTGCATTTTTACAACCAGCTTTAACAGGTGGTAAAACTATTAGTAAAGTAACAGCATCAGGAAAACTTTTAAGACATACTATTAGACCTGGAAATGGTTTTATAGGTAGTAAAGTTAGCGGTAAACTATTAAAACCTTTATATGTTAAAGGTGCTCAATTAAAAAATATGGCTGCTAGTTCTGCTAAATCTATTATGATTGCTGACATGCCTATTGCAGCTTTTACTGATTTAGAAGAGTCTGGTAGAGGTATGATGTATGAAGATGGTATACTTAAAAAAGTATTAGCTGATGATCCTAATGGACATTTTTATATTCCTGGTATAGCTAAAGGTAGTAACTCACCTATGTTTAAACGGGCAGACTTCATGTTTACAGAAGGTGTCTTAGGTACTATGGGTACTGTAGCAATTGGTGGATTAGGTAAAACTATCTTTAGAAGAGGTAATCAAGCTATAGGTGCATTACCACAAGTACCAGGTAAAATTACTAAGTTCTCTCAAGAGGCTTTAGATAGAACTGTTGCAAGTACAAGAAACTACTCAGCTAGAGTAGAATCTGCATTCCAAGGCCAAGAAGCTTTCTTCAAACAAACCCAACAACAATTAAATGATTGGGCTGAAGCTGGTATAGAAGCATCTAAGAAAACAGCTGATGGTTTTAGAAATGCTTTTGCTAAAGGTATAGAAACTGATGGTATATTAAAATCAGGATATAGTGCTTATCAGAATGGAGCATTCATGTTAGGCCAAGGTTATACTAAAGCAAGAGATGGTATCAGACAAGTCTTAAATGACTGGGATGAGATTAGACATACAATTGGTGTGTCAAATCCTGGTAGTACTAACTCTCTCTTTAATCAAGTCCAGATGGCTAGAGCAGCTAAGACAGGTATTGATGAGAAACAACTTGATTTATTTGCTAAAGACTTAATCGATGACGTTGAATATAAAGGACAAGTAAAATCTAGAGATCCTAAAGGTACAAGAGGTGTTGCATCAGATACATCTTTAGATGGCATCAAAGAGGCAGTACTTGGTAGAGATGCAGGATCAACTTCACCTGCAGAATTCTGGGGTGATCTTTTAGATGAACCTTTAAATGTAGAAGACTTTAATAAACTTTCTGATTTTGATAAATGGAAAGTTAAAAATATAGAAGTCCAAGATGCAGTCAACAGATCTCTCTTATTACAATTAAGAGATATGGCAGGTGCAGCTAGTGACATGATAGGTAAAACAGATATATTCGCTGCAGATGGAGCTATGCAAAGAGTGGGTGATAATCTAATAGCTGGTATGCATCAAATTAAGAAGACTCAAGTAACTTGGGAAATCGCACGTAAGATGCTACGAGAAGGGGACGGTAAAATGACCCAAGAAATGCTAGTAGATTTGAACACACAAGTAGCAGAAGTCTCATCTAAACTACACAGTCAAACTAAAGATAATGTTAATACAATGGTCCGAATGCTTCAAGAGCAAGGTGATGATGAATTAGCAGGAGCTGTGTTAGATGTATTCAAAGTAGCAGATGATATCCATAATTGGAAGGATTTTGATGCTTGGATGCATCAGGCTATAGTTGGAGGTAAATTTAGAGGTAAGGTTAAAACAGGTGACTTAGTACATGGCTTACAGAAAACCATGATACAAAGTATTCTTAGTGGTCCTAAAACTCCTATGAGAGCTATGATGGGTACAACCCTAAATAGTTACCTCAATACTATTAATGAAGCATTTGGTGCTACTCTTAGAAGACCATTTACAGGTGATGTAATGGCTCAGAAAGTAGCAATGGCTAAATTAAAAGGTCAATTTGAACTTATCCCAGAAGCATTTCAGATATTCCGTAAAGAATGGAACTCTAATTTCAAAGCTGATATTGCAGATATTAGAACTAGATATACTGAATCTACACCAACAGATGAATTATGGGATGCTAAACGAATATGGACCGAACAAAATGGTACAGCTGGAGAAAAGGCTGCATTTTATATTAATAATGTAACTCGAAATTTAACTAATAATAAGCTATTCAGTTGGTCTCCACGTGCTCTAGCAGCAACTGACGATACTCATAGATGGCTTATGGCTAGATCTAGATCCAAAGAACTAGCTATGAGACAAGTTCTTGAAGAAACAGGTGAGGACTGGACTAAGGTTACACCTGAAATGTTAAAGAAAGCAGAGGATCTTCATGTTAAAAACCTTACAGATGGAGAAGGTAATTTAGATTTCTCTAAAGATGCTTGGTTAGATAAGCAGTTTAAAGAAGTAACTTTAACTTCTGATTTAAAAGGAACTGCTAAAGAGTTAGATAGAGTATTTAATAATGTACCTTTAATCAAACCTTTCTATCTATTTGCTAGAACAGGTATAAATGGTCTTAGCTTTACATTTAAAAACACACCATTATTAGGAGCATTACATGAAGAATCTATTGCTATTCTAAAACATACAGGTGATGACTTTACAGAGTTAGCTGAGTATGGAATCAGGAATGCTAATGATCTAAAGAGTGCTAGAAACTTATTTGCAGGTAGACAAGCTGTAGGTGCTGGTGTTGTTACGACAATGGGTGGTATGTATATGGCTGGTCAATTAACTGGTAACGGTCCTGCTGATAGAAAGCTAAAACAAAGCTGGATCAATGCTGGATGGAAACCCAACCATTTTTATATTGGTGATGTAGGTTTTGATTATACAACACTAGAACCTTATAATATTATATTCTCTACTATCGCTGATATTGGTGATAACATGGAACTTATGGGTAGCGAGTGGGCTGAGAAACGCTTACAAGCTGTAGCATATGTTGTTGGTAGAGGCGTGACTGGTAAGACTTATATGTCTGGTTTAGATCAGATGATGCAGATAGTACAAATGAAGCCAGGTTCACTAGATAAAGGTGTTGCTAATATATTAAATAATAGTATACCTCTTGCAGGTATGAGGAATGAATTCGGTAAATGGATCAACCCTCATATGAAAGAATTGAATGGAGATACATGGGATTCTATTAGAAATAGAAACCAAGCATCTGAATATCTAGCTGGAGAAGGAGCATTACCTGATAAATATGATATGCTAAATGGTAAACCAATTAAAAATTGGAATATTGTTGGAAGATCATTTAATGCTGTATCACCAGTCGCATTAGATATTAGAAACGATACACCTGGAAGAAGACTTTTATTAGATAGTAATTACGATCTTAAATCCACAGTCTATTCTTATGGTGGTTATTCTTTTGTTAAGAGTGCTAAAGTAAGAAGTGAATTCCAAAAAGAAATAGGTTCAGTACCTGTTGAAGTTGGATTTAAGAAATTTAAGAATGTAGAAGAAGCTTTAAACCATCTTGCTACTAGAGATGATGTTAAAGAATCCATGGCTAAAATGAAAGCTGATGGTAAGAATCCAGCTAATTGGGATATAGATCCAAACAATTACCCACACAATACTCTGATTGATAATGTAATGAATCAGGCTAGGGCTAAAGCTTTTGCTAGGTTAAATGAACCTAATCACCCAGGGAACGCAGCTTTAGAAGAAGTAAAGGCGGATAAGGATGGCTTAGATTCTAAAACTAGAAAAACTAGAGAAGACATTATTAACCTAAGTTTTCCAAATAAACAAGTAGAGCAATTCCCTAAGAACTAAATGGCACATACAAAAGTAACAAAAACCTACTCCCAAAATACAGGAGCAGCAAATACATTTAGCTACTCTGGGAGTTTTGATGTATTTAAAGGTACAGAAGTTGTAGCGTTATTAGATAACGTACAATTAACATTCACAGCTTCTACTATAAATGAATCCGCCTCCCCTAGAGAATATACTGTAGATACTTCAGCTAAGACTATCCATATTGGTGGAGCTGATTTGTCTAGTGGTACAATAATTATCAGACCTGAAACAGATATGGGTGCCCCTACACCAAGGGCTACTTATGCACCAGGTTCATCAGTAACTTCAGAAGACCTTAACAATAACCAAACGCAATTGATGCGTAAGGCTATGGAGTATGATGAGACTAAACTTTCATCTACTGGTGGTACGATGACTGGTAACCTTACTTTAGGTGAGGATGCAGTAATTATAATTGAAGGTGCAACAGACGATGGATATGAGACAACGCTTACTGTTACTGACCCTACTGCTGATCGTACTATTACCTTACCTAATGTAACAGGTACGGTAATAACGACTGGAGACACAGGATCAGTAGCTACAGGTATGATTGCAGCTGATGCTATCACTGGAGCTAAAATAGCAGATGATGCTTTAGATTCTGAACACTATACAGATGGTTCTATTGATGCAGCTCATCTAGCATCTAGTTCTGTAACTACAGCTAAGATAAATGCTGACGCTGTAACTGGAGCAAAGATAGCAGATAATGCTATTGATTCTGAGCACTACACTGATGGTTCAATTGATACTGCACATATAGCTGATGTAAACGTAACAACTGCCAAGATAGCAGCAGATGCTATAACTGGAGCAAAGATAGCCGATGACGCTGTAGACTCAGAGCATATAGCAGCAGGTGCAGTAGATCTAGAACATATGTCTGCTAATTCAGTTGACAGCGATCAATATGTTGATGGATCTATTGATACAGTTCATATAGGCGATCTTCAAGTAACAACTGCAAAGATAGCAGCTGACGCAATTACTGCAGCTAAGATAGCTGACGATGTGGTTAATTCTGAACACTATGCTGCAGGATCTATTGATACTGAACACATAGCAGACTTAAACGTAACTACAGCTAAGATAGCCGCAGACGCTATAACAGGAGCAAAGATAGCAGATGATGCTGTTGACTCAGAACATTTAGTAGATGGATCTATTGATACTGCACATATAGGTGCTGCTCAAGTTACTACAGCTAAAATAGCTGATGATGCTATAACCATTGCTAAGGTAGGATGTGAACAAACAACTATATCTGACAGTGATTCTCATCTTCCTACATCAGGAGCTGTTGTTGATTATGTTTCAGGAGCTATAACTCCACTTGGTGGATTTGAAGCAATTGCAACTGAAGATGTATTTCCAACAACTGTACCAGCTGCAGGTGTTATAGTTAGTATTGCTGATGCTACAGAGATTTCTGTAAATAGCAGTGGTGTTTCAACTAACTGTAGAACAGATGGTAATGGTTCTGATAATGTAACAATTAATGGATTCCCTTCTATTCTTAGAGGAGGGGTAGGAAGTAATGCAGATCCATATGTATTACCAGCTTCCTCTGGTCTTTTAGTAGTATCAACAGGATCAAGTCATACATATAATTATCATAGATTAGTTGCAACTACAGAAGATATAAAACTTTTATCTGATACTGTAGAATCTTTTAAAGCTAGATATCGGGTAGCTAGTTCAGCACCTGGTTCAGATAATAATGATGGAGATATTTACTATAATACTACTAATGATACATTGTATATATATGATGGATCAACGTGGGACACATCAGTATCAACAACACCAAATGACGATACAGTTACAGGTGCAAAAATAGTTGATAATGCTATTAATTCAGAACATTACACTGATGGAAGTATTGATCACGTTCATTTAGCAGCTGATGCGGTAGATGGAGACAATATAGCTGATAATTCCATCAACTCAGAACACTATGTTGATGGTAGTATAGATACAGCTCACTTAGCCGCTGACGTTGTTACTGGAGCTAAAGTAGCTGATGATGCTATTGATTCTGAACATTATGTAGACGGTAGTATAGATGCTGCTCATATAGCAAGTAATGCTGTTACAACAGCCAAGATTAATGCTGATGCTGTAACAGGTGCTAAGATTGCAGATGACGCAATTGACTCCGAACACTATGCAGATGGAAGTATAGATACAGCTCATATAGCAGATGATCAAGTAACCCTTGCTAAGATGGCAGGTATTGCTAGAGGTAAGATTATATATGGTGATGCTTCTGGAAATCCTGCAGTTTTAACAGTAGGTTCTAATGGACAAACTCTTATATCTGATGGTACAGATATATCATGGGGTACTGCAGCCGCTGGTGCAACTGGTGGTGGTAGTGATACTGTTTTTTGGGAAAACGGACAAACAGTTACTGCTGACTATACGCTAACTAACAACACAAACGCAGGTTCATTTGGACCTATAACAATCAATTCTGGAGTAACAGTTACTGTTGGCTCTGGTGAAAACTGGACGGTAATTTAATGACAGTAACAATTAATGGTAACGGGACCATAACACCCGTATCTGCTGTTAATCCAGCAGGGTCGATTCTTCAAGTAACAAATACGACTGTAACTGCAGTTTCACTGATTTCAATAAGCAGTAATTGGGTAGATAGTGCAATTACTTGTGCGCTTACCCCAGCAAGTTCTTCAAATAAAATTTTAATTAATAGTACAATAACTGGAGAAGGAAACGCTGCTAATCAACAACGCTTTGGTTATAGAATTAAAAAGGCAATATCTGGGGGAGCTACAACTTACTTAACGGGTGCAGCTGCAGGAAGTAGATCCTTATTAACAGGTTTAACAGGTGATTTAACTGATAACGCTACAACCACTGCTAGTACCTTTTCATTTTCTAATTACCTTGATTCTCCTTCGACTACAAGTGCAGTGACATATACAATTCAATTTACTTATGAAAATGCCGGAGGTTCTGCAACTTATTACTTAAACAGTCAAGTATCTGATTCGGATGCATCAGCAAATGCTCGATATGTTAGCTGGATAACCCTTATGGAGGTAGCAGGATAATGAGTAAAATAAAATTACCCCACGCAAGTGGAAATAGCGTGAGCATTGCAGCTCCGCAATCTAACCCTGCCTCTGATCGAACTTTATATTTACCTAGTAATGCTGATGGAACAATAGTTACTAACAATAGTCCAGCGACAGGAAGTATTGTACAAGTAGTGGAAGGTGATTCGACTTCTTATACGCAATTTACCGATAACAATTTTGCAGCTAGTAATTTATCTGCAACAATTACTCCACAATTTGCGTCAAGTAAAATTTTAATAAATACGATTCAAGTTGTAGATACTAGTGCTTCTGGTAGACAAATGCTGTTAACTATTTTTAGATCAATAGCTAGTGGTACTTATACTAATATTATAAGTGGTTCTAGCAATGCTGCGGTAGGTGCTTATCATGGAGGTGACAGATTAATTGAAACTGCTTCTATCGTAAAATTAGATGCACCTTCTTATACAGTAGGCAACTCAATCACATATAAAGTTTATGGTAAAAGTAGTGGATCATATAGCACAGAAGTTGGTGGTCAAGGTTCACAATCAATTATGGTTTTACAGGAGGTAGCAGGATGAGTTTATTAAAAGTAAATACAATACGCCATTCTAGTGCAACAAGTGATGCGATTACATTAGCTAGTGATGGAACAGCAACAGCCAAGATTACTAATAATCTAAGTAACAGAAATATATTAATTAACGGTGCAATGAAAGTTTCTCAACGTGGTACTGAAGAAACAGGGGTTAGTGGTTCATGGGGTTATAAGAAAGCTCCAGACAGATGGTTCTTTGATGGAACTCCCTCTGGTGCAGCTTTTACAGTAGGTCAAGCTACAGAAGCTCCAGCTGGTTTTGCAAAAAGTTATAAAGTTCAATGTACAACAGCAGATACTTCTTTAGCAGCTAGTGACACCGTTCTTCTATATCAGAGGCTTGAAGGTCAAGATTTACAGCACTTATTAAAAGGTACTTCTGATGCAAAGAAACTTGTTCTTTCTTTCTATTTAAAGACAAGTAAGACAGGTGTTTATGTTATTAATCTAAGTGATATAGATAATAATAGAAGAAATAATAAATCTATAACAGTTTCAGATACTAACTGGAATCGTTACACACTGGTTTTTGAAGGAGATACTACAGGAGCATTAGATGATGATAATGATAAATCATTGGAAGTTACTTTATGGTTAGCACCAGGTGCTAATTTTGAAGGAACTGCATTGCCAAGTGGTTGGCATGCTAATAATAATGACAATAGGGCTACAGGTAATGTTAACTTTGCAGATAATACTTCTAATATCTTATATTTCACTGGAATGCAGTTAGAAGTTGATAATGGTTCAGGAGTTGCCACTGACTTTGAACATAGATCATATGGGGATGAAGTAACTAAGTGTAAACGATATTATATTCAATTTGGTGGATCAACTGATGCAACAAATAGATTTATAATAGAAGGTTATACAAAAAGTACGAGTTATTCTATGGTTAGTCACATTGACTACACCATGAGAGCAGCTCCAACAGTTACACAAACATCTGGATGGTCATTAAATCATGTAGGTTCTTTGTCCTTTAATTATCGAGATGCTAATCAGTGTGCGATTAGACTAATAGCTGATGCAAATGACACCTGTGGCTATGCTCATACAGATGCAGATTCCTATTTAAAATTTGATGCGGAGCTTTAACTATGCCAACTTATAAATACTTTAAAGATCCTCGATCAGGTATCCAATCAGATGTTATACGAACAGACTCTAATGGTGATGTTTCTTGGATTTCTTTAACTGATCCAAACAATCATAACTATATAGACTGGAAAGAGTGGGAGAAAAGTAATGCAACGGAGGCAGCAGATTAAACTACCCACGCCTAACCTCCCTAAGCCCATAGACCTGCCTATAATCGAGCTGAAGCCCCCTTCAGCCCGTATACCATCATATCGCCCCATGGTGATTCCTCCAGCCGATCTAGAGGCTCCTGAAGAGACTAAAGCAGATACAAAGGAAACAACAGAACAACCAGCTGCACCAAGTGTAAAGATACCTGTAATTGATATACAGATGCCTTTACCCACTGCAGAAGTTGTTACAACTGCTACATATGCTGCTGTTGCAGCTGTAGCCACTACAACATTAGCCACTCCATTCTTTGATCAAATAAAGAAGAAACTTACTAAATTCCTACAAGGCAAGATAAATAAATGGAAGGAAAAACGGAAGAAAAAAAAGGATTCCTCGGAAAGCTAAAAGATGCTGCAGAGGATCAAGAACACCAAATCCAAATTCTTGGTACATTTGTCAGACTTGGCGTAGTAGTTTGGTCTGGCTTTATTATAACAATGAATTATGTGGATATCCCAATGGTCAAGAAATCTGGTAACTCAGATATTACGTTCGTAGCTTCGGTATTTACTGGAGCACTTGCAACATTCGGCTTGACTACTGGTAATAAAAACG